GGTAGGTTATACCTAGCATATTCACCTTATGACGACAAAGTAGCACCTGAACGCAGAATTATTTATACTTCCCGTGCAGGTGTTACAGGATATCCGGGAGTCGAACTCGACTTCCAATTGGACAATTCAGTTGAGATGACTATTCCATATGCATCTTTCCAAGAAGCATATGATTTAGTCAGTGGGACCGAAGATTTTGTGCAATTGTATCTTTTTACAATTACACCAGTCTTAGGACCTTCAGCTGAATCAGCGAACTCAAAAGTAGACCTTTCAGTCTATATGTGGTTGGATAACATATCCCTTGTTATCCCCACATATAGATTGAATCCAGATCTTCCAACCGGACAAACTCTAACCCGCATAGTTCAGAATTCCGATTCTGATAAACTTAAAGAAGCACTTAAGATTGCTAAGTCTAAGAACCCTTCAGGATATAAATATATCATGGGAGTTCTTGAACAATACAATCCAAGTGTGAAACAAGTTTCTATGCAAATCGCAACACCCAACAAATCAAAACCAACAAAACCAACATCCGAAAACCCCAAAATTGGACCAATTTCCGAAGTGGCTTCAGGAGTTAAGACGGCTGCAAATGGCATCGAGCGCATTCCAGTGCTAGGTGAAATTGCAAAGCCGGTAACTGCTGCAGTTAAATGGTTTGCTGACATTGTAGGAGGTGTAGCAGCCATATTCGGGTGGTCCAAACCCCGAAACCAGAATCAAGTGATGCCTTATCAGAATGTGCCTGGATGGGGATATTCCCTATACAAAGGCATTGACATGAGCGTACCACTTGCTTACGACCCCAATAACGAATTAGGAGACTTGCGAGATGTATTTCCATCTGCTGTAGACGAAATGGCTATTGGATATGTTTGTGGCAATCCAGCTATAAAACATGTCCTCACCTGGAATACGACAGATGCAATTCAGAACCCGATAAGTAACGGAGACGATTGGGGCGGTGTAATACCAGTGGGAATGCCTTGCTACTCTAAGACTATTAGAGCAGTTACAGGCGCCACTTCGACGTCAAAAACCGAAGTGATGGACCCAGCACCGTGTGAATATGTTGCAAACCTTTTCTCATATTGGCGCGCAACTATGTGCTATCGTATTACGGTAGTAAAGACAGCTTTTCACACAGGCAGGTTGGAAATCTTCTTTGAACCAGGAAGTATTCCCACGGTAAGAACCGCAGATAACTTAGGACCAGATCAGACACAATTGAACGGAACAGTAGCTCCATCCGATAACAACTATAAATACATATTAGACTTAACAAATGATACTGAGGTTACGATCAAAGTACCATATGTTTCGAATAAGATGTTTATGAAGACCGTTGGCATCTACGGTGCGAATAACGAGAATAATTGGAACTTTGACGAATCCTTCACTGGATTTTTGTGCATAAGACCAATTACTAAACTCATGGCACCTGATACGGTATCGCAGAAAGTATCTATAGTTGTATGGAAGTGGGCAGAAGACGTAGTAGTAGTAGAACCCAAACCACTCACCTCAGGACCGACTCAAGTGTTTAATCCACCTGCAGTAGCTAGAGACCAAGTTAAACAGATTGATGTTTCAATGCAAATTAATTTAAGTAACAAGACCGACGAAAACACAATCTCTTTCTTTGACTCAGGCGACCCAGAACGATTAAACAATGAGGCTCTCATGAGGGGATGTGGCGAACAGATAGTAAACTTAAGACCCTTACTTCGCACATTCCGAACAATAAACGATAACTGGAGTTTGGCAGCAAACACCAAGACACCGATCACAGACCTAACAAACACCACAGATGCTGAAGGCCGAGACTATATGTCTTATCTTTCTTTTCTTTATAGATTTTATCGAGGAGGTAGACGATATAAATTCTTTAACACGACCCCCCTAAAACAATCACAAACCTGTTATGTGAGGAGTTTTCTAATTCCCCGTAACTACACAGCCGACGAAATTAACACCGACGGACCATCCCATATTACATACCCAGTAATTAACCCAGTACATGAAGTAGAAGT